GAGAAGATAAGGAAAGGAAAGATAAGAGAGTCTTTGGTCACACCAATCAAACACAACAAATATCTCCAGATTCTTTTTCGAGAGAGACTTCAACTAAAACGCTTGAAAGGCGACTTAGGGAAGGTTCGTCTTGAGAGAACAAATTACTATAATGGCAATGCTGAAGATCCATACGAATTCGTTCTATCAACTACAGAAGTTAAAGAGCATGTAAAGTGCGATCCAGATTTCATTAGTTTCGAAGCACGGGTTGCCATACAAGAAGAGGTTGTTTCGTATCTTGAGGAAGTTTGTTTGATCCTTTCAAGAAGAGGATTCTCAATCAAGAATGCTATTGACATGTTGAAGTTTCAGAATGCACAAAATTAAAATCGTATATATATTATTGTTATTCTTCTTTACGAATGCTGCCCAAGCAGAACCAAAACGAGGGGAAGGATATCAAACGGATTCCAAAATGGATGAGTTTAGAGATTGGGGTCTTGATTCGCGCTGGATATTGATTGATGATGAGTGGAACATTTGCTTCTTTTATCTAAGAAGTTTTGTTACATGTACAACTAATAATAATGATGATGATGAAATTATAAATGAGCAAGATTGAAATAACACATAAAAATGATGTTTTTGTTAGCATCGACACTGAGGAAATGTATGTCCTCTCAGAATTATCAGACTTCTTTACATATACAGTTCCTGGGTCTCACTTCATGCCAGCGTATCGCAATGGCATGTGGGATGGTAAAATTCGTTTATTGAATACTGTAAACGGAGAACTATATTGTGGTCTAGTAGATTATGTCTATGAATTTGCAGAACGTAATGGCCACACGGTCGAATTCGATTCCGTAACACCCCTCCACACAAGAGAAGAAATAGACACATTTATTGGGAATTTAAACCCTCATGCCCAGGGCGAAAAGATTGACCCATATGAATATCAAAAAGACGCAATTCATTACGCAATTAACGACTCGCGGGCACTTCTACTATCTCCCACATCTTCAGGTAAGTCATTAATGATTTATGGTCTTGTTCGTTGGTACCTAGAACAGCAAGATAGAAAAATTCTAATCATTGTACCAACAACAAGTCTTGTTGAGCAGATGTATAAGGATTTTGAAGATTATGCAGAAGTGGAATATCCAAAATTCAGCGAAGACAATTGTCACCGCATCTATTCAGGTAAAGATAAAAAAACTGATAAAAGAGTCGTAATAACCACTTGGCAAAGTATATATAAATTGCAGAAGAAATTCTTCTCTGATTTTGGGTGTGTTATAGGGGACGAAGCACATGGGTTTAAATCAAAGTCATTAACTTCAATTATGACAAAGACTGTCGATTGCCCATATAAATTCGGGTTCACTGGTACGCTTGATGGCACGGTAACTCACAAACTTGTACTTGAGGGTTTGTTTGGTCCAGTGCATAAAGTAATCACGACTAAAGAGTTGATGGATTCCGATACAATTGCAAGACTGCATATTGAAGCATTAATTTTTCAGTACAGTGAAGCAGAGCGTAAGGTGGCGAAGAAATTCATATATAAAGAGGAGATGGATTTTATTCTTGCACATGAAAAGAGAAATAATTTTATTGTCCAACTAGCAAGTCGTAGAAAAGACAATACATTAATTTTATTCAATTTAATTAAACATGGGGAGAAGTTGCTTGAAGAAATCAAAAAAGCAAATCCCGGACGCCCAGTGTTCTTTGTGTCTGGAAAAGTTAAAACAGAAGAAAGAGAAGAAATCCGAAGAATTACAGAAGAATCCACTAACGCAATCATAATAGCATCATATGGCACATATTCAACTGGCATTAACATTAGAAACTTACATAACATCATATTTGCACACCCATCGAAGTCCAGAATCCGTAATCTACAGTCTGTGGGTAGAGGTTTGCGGAAAGCAGTAGACAAAGATAAATGTACACTATTCGACCTCTCAGATGATTTGAGTTGGAAGAAGCACAAGAATTTTTCATTGAAGCATTTCGTTGAAAGAATAAAAATTTACAACTCAGAGAAATTTGATTACAAACTTAATAATATAAATTTATGAAATATGAAATAATTGATAATTTTTTAGACCCTAGTTACTATAACTTATTAGCAGAGCATTTTCTAGGGACGACCGGCAGAAAAATTCCATGGACTTATGTAGAAGATGTAGTAGGAAAGGACATTGTTAAAAAGTCAAAAATAAGTCATCAGGGATTTAATCACAACATATATCATCCTTCTCCTGATGCGCCGAACTCAGAAATTTATCCTATGGTTTTACCAATGATGGAAAATATACGAACGCTGTTAGAAAACAAGTATTGTTATAGAGCACGAGCAAGCATGACTCTACAAACTGGAGAAAGAATAACACAATCTCCACATGTTGATTTTTATGCGATGCCACATAACACTGCAATATATTATATGAATGATGCTGACGGAGATACTATATTATATAAAGAAAAAACAAACGGTTTACCAGATTATCCGAAACTAGAAAATGTAACCGAACATGCGAGAATTCAACCAAAGGCGAATAGACTATTGTTATTTAATGGAGAACATTACCATACAGGAGAGTCTGCTGTTGAGACATCAAGAAGGGTTCTCATTAATATAAATTTTGGAGATGTAGAGATGCATTTCACCCCCGGCGGGTAGATGTGATTGCAAAAAAAGAAAGAAGAATAATTTTTAATATGAACTTTGGAGATGTAAAATATGAGTAGTAAAAAAGAATTAAACATTAGCGTAGTACACTTGAAGCACACAGGCACAGAACTTATTTGTGACTTATTAGAATTCAATGAAGAGAACGGAGCAGTAACAGTCAGACATCCTATGGTGCTTAGACAAGTGGGACAATCTAAAGATGGTCAAGCACAGATGGGACTTATTCCCTTTTTGATTTCTTGTGCAGATGATGTGATCCATTTATCATTAGGTGACATTTTGTTTCTTGCTGAATGCCAAGAAGAAATTGCTGGGCAATACATTCAAGTTATCAATCCAAGCACGATTGCTGTACCAGAATCAAAAATAATTGTATAAAACACTTGACAAACGGAACTCTTTAGTGTATAATACTATCTAATAACTGACATAAATAACTTTCTGCCTGAAACGAGAAACTCAGGATAGTAGCACTTAGTGTGAAGTGAGCAGACTATATTATCTTAAACGTAATTAGATTGAGGTCTGTAGATTGATTTCCCCATCAGTTGGGAATAGATATCTGAAATAATCGTATCAGGACTCTCACCATATAGTGGTATCATATAGTCCAGTAGAGAAGAATGAATTAACATTCTGTGGTAAATAGGAACCGTAACCTATCTCTATAGCATAACTACATCTAAAATAAAGTGAATAAATCATAATAATAATTCAATGAGCAAAGCGAATTGAATGTTCGAGCGAAGCGAGAACAATGTGTAATTAGATGTTATCCTAAAGTTTAACTTTGTTAATACATAACTTGATGTATACATTGTTCTCACTTCGTTCGAACATGTTTCTTTCACTACGTTCAAGAAACATAATCCAGAATGATTAAACATCTTGATGTTTGATATACTTACGTCTAAAATAAAGTAAGAAAAAGACTTGACAAATAGGACGTTTTAGTGTATAATGTACATAGTACAAATGAAAAATTATAAAGGAAATAATTATGAGTGAAGAGACAGATTCTCCTTCTGAAGAGGAAGAAGAGAAAAAAGATACCTCAAACCATTATATCAATAATAAAGAATTCTTAGCGGCATTAATTGAGTATCAAAAAAACATTAGTGAAGCAGAAGAAGCAGGACAAAACAAACCTCATGTAACTGATTACATAGCAAGGTGTTTTCTCCAGATTGCACAAAGATTATCTTATAGACCTAATTTTATTAATTACACATATAAAGATGATATGATTTCTGATGGTTTAGAAAATTGTCTAGCATACATGCACAACTTTAATCCAGAAAAATCAAACAATCCTTTTGCTTATTTTACACAGATAATTTATTATGCATTCTTGAGAAGAATCCAGAAAGAAAAGAAGCATATGTATACTAAGTACAAATACTTTGATTCTCGTGGTGGTTTCGAAACAATGCAAGGTCTTCAAGACCATGATAAAGAGAGTTTTGATTTTCTTACACAAGCAGGTGGTGGGGATGAGTTCCATCTTCATATAAAAGAATTCATTCAAGACATGGAAGTAAAAGAAGCAGAGAAGAAACAGAAAAGACTTGAGAAACAGCAACAGAAGACTGGGTTAGAATTGTTTATGGGAGAAGAAAAGAATGAAAGTTGCGTTACTGACTGATACACACTTTGGAGTAAGAAATGATAATCAAACATTCATGGATTATCAATTCAAATTTTATGAAGAAGAGTTTTTTCCGTATTTAAAAGAGCACGGTATCAAAACGATTCTCCATTGTGGTGACTTGATGGATAGACGTAAATATGTAAACTATAATACATTAGACATGATGAAAAAGAAATTCATCAGACCTATGATAGATATGGGCATCACAATGTACACTATTGTTGGTAACCATGATACATATTATAAAAATACTACAGAGGTTAATTCCGTAGAGCAGTTATTTGATTCTATGAGTGAGATTAATCCTATCGTAGCAATTAAAAAACCACAATCATTAAGTCTTTATGATTATAATGGTAAAGGTGCTCAAGCAACTGTTGACATGATACCTTGGATCAATCAAGACAATGAAGTTGAAATTATGGACTTCATAAGTAAGACGAAGAATCAAATTTGTTTCGGACACTTTGACCTTGCTGGTTTTGAAATGAGTAAGGGCGTCAAGTCAATGTATCATAGCAGAAGCACAGACTTCCTAGACGGATATAATAAAGTTTTCTCAGGTCATTTTCACACAAAAAGTGATAATGGTCACATTTATTATTTAGGAAATCCTTATGAACTTACATGGTCCGATTACAGCGACAATAGAGGATTTCACACATATGATACCGATACAACAGAAATTAAGCAGATTGTAAATCCACATGAAATGCATATCAAACTATATTACGATGATATAGAAGATAAAGATGGATTCAAAACCGAGTTTGCTAAGTACGATTTTTCCGCGAAGATAGTTAAGTTAATTGTGGTAGGAAAACAAGATTTTGAATACTTCAATACCATAGTTGAAATTCTTGACCGAGACACTGAAACGCTATCAATAATCGAGGATTACGGACTCATTTCTAATGAGCAGATGAACATCAATACGGAGGATACTATAACTACATTACATAAGTATGTTGACGAAATGGGAATTGATAATGAAGTAGCAGTAAAGAAAATTCTCAATGAAGTCTATACCGAAGCACTTTCACTTTAGAGGAACGAATAATGAAATTGAATAATGAAGAAATCGAACATCTTGTACATGACCAAACCGCGGATGATCCAGTAGAAGTGACTACTATTACGGAATTCCATGTTGAACAAGACCATCTGGACTACCTCTCTGATGTAAATTTGATGGACGGCACGGAATCTGTAACGGAAACCTTAAAGCATCAAGGTGTATAAAATTCTTCTTGACATTTGAGCAATAACCCTGTATAATGGTAGATTATGATAAAATTTGAAAAAGTACGATATAAAAACTTCCTGAGTACAGGTAATCAGTTTACTGAGATTGATTTAAATGATACGAAAACTACGTTAGTGATTGGCACTAACGGTGCTGGCAAATCCACATTTATGGATGCGATTTCATTTGGTCTTTTTGGAAAACCTTTCAGAAAGATAAAAATAGGACAACTCGTAAACAGTCTGAATAAAAAGAACTGTGCGGTTGAAGTGGAATTTGAATCCAGTGGAAAGGAATATCTTATTAAGCGTTCTCTTGCGCCCAATAAGTTTGAGATTTGGATTGACGGTAAATTAAAAGACCAAGATGCGGCAAACAAAGACCAACAGGAATTTCTTGAACGATTTGTTTTGAAGATGAACGAAAAATCTTTTAGACAAATCGTTATTTTGGGTTCTGGTTCTTTTGTTCCGTTCATGAGACTACCTGCTGGTGATAGACGGTCTATCATTGAAGAACTACTTGATATTCAGATTTTCAGTACAATGAATGACCTGATGAAGAT